CGGGATCTCTCTGCGGCGGAATTGGAAAAAATCAAAATACAGTCCGATATCGAGTACGTCGCAATGATGGCCGGGATCGAAATCTAGGAAAGGAGAATCACCATGGAACATAGCAAGAATTACCAGAAAGTAAAACGTTATCATGATATGAAGGTGTGGAATGAAGTCCGTGTCCGTAATGCCGTAAAGATGGGCTGGATCACTGAGGAGGAATTCCGGGAGATCGCCGGTAAGGATTATTGATGAGCGTCCTGGTAAGTGACCGGACAGAATCAAAGTTCGAGCCCATCACATTTTCAACGGAAGTACACAACATGCTGCGGGAGTTCATGCAGAGAAATTTTGGAGTGAAAGATTTGGAGCATTTTGTCCAGCTTCGCTATGCCTATGGAAAAGACGATGTTGAGGATTTCGGTAAATACCGTTATTTGATGTTGACTCATAAGAAGGAAATTGATCATCTGGCGACACTCATGACCAATAATGTCAGAGCAGCCAACAGTATCTATCCGACTACCATGAGAGAGTATGAAATGCGGAGGGATTACCAAACATCGGCTATTGTAAACTGCGAGCAGATTGTCAAAGAGCTGCAGCGTGTTGTGGAAACCTTTGAGGTTGACCTGAATGTTTATGGCAGGTATGTAAAAGCTATCGACCGAGAAATCGGTTTGATAAAAAAGTGGCGTCAGCGAGATAACAAAATCAAGTCATACGTGCAGTAGGGTAACATCTAAATTTGCGTCGTTTCTGGGACGAATTTCGCTAATGTGAACAACAATGGCAATACGAACTACAACAACGCGTCGAACTCTATTGGGGTTCGTCCGGATTCTCTGCCTAACCAACAGAGAAGGAGATGTTGTCCTTTCCATCAAGGATAAATAGCAAAGCCGGACGCAATTTACTACGGTAAGTATTGCTACAACGGTGAATAATCTTATGACGTATGAGGAGATTGTCTGTGACGCTAACAACTTGTATAAGGCTTACAAGGCCTCGATTAAGGGCAGTAAATGGAAGGAGACTACCCAGAAGTTCATGATAAACTTTCTGCGGTATCTTATTGACATACAGGATGACCTTCGGGGGCGCACACTTCAAAATGGACCAACCGAGGAATTCTCTCTGTCCGAAAGAGGCCGGGTAAGACCGATTACAAGTATCCGCATCCGGGATCGGATTGTGCGGCATGTCTTATGCGATGAAGTGCTTCTTCCAGAAGTTCGTAAACACATTATTTATGATAATGGGGGCTTCTATCAAAGGAAGGGGTATTTCACATCAAAGGGATCGTTTCGAGATTCATCTCCATCGTTACTATAAGCTGCACGGTAACGAGGGCTGGATACTGTTCGGAGATTTTTCCAAGTTTTACGACAACATCATACATGAGATTGCAAAGAGGGAATTGCTGAAGCTGTTCGATGATGATGAATTCATTGACTGGCTGCTTACCCTTATATTTGAAGGCTTCAAGATTGACGTTTCTTATATGTCAGACGAGGAATATGCTTCCTGCATGGAGGACACGTTCAACAAGCTTGATTATCGGAATATTCCGAAGAATCTGTTGACTGGTGAGAAATGGATGTATAAGTCGGTCAACATTGGAGATCAGTTGTCTCAGATTATCGGTATTTATTATCCGTACCCTATCGACAATTATGTGAAATATGTAAGAAGTCAGAAGTTTTACGGACGGTATATGGATGACTGGTACATCATGAGTCCAAGCAAGGAAGAATTGCAGAATCTGCTGGAAAACATTTGTGCGATTGCGAAGGAGCTTGGTATTCATATCAACATGAAAAAGACCCGGATAGTAAAGATTTCGAGTACCTACAAATATTTGCAGATCCGCTACACACTCACAAAGGATGGTAAAATCATCAAGCGGATCAATCCAACCCGTGTCACCACAATGAGACGGAAACTAAAGAAATTAGCTGTAAAAGTCCAGGACGGAGAGATCCTGTATGAGAATGTGGAGAATATGTTCCGTGGCTGGATGGGCGGCTTTTATAAATTATTGTCGAGGCAGCAACGGCAAAATCTGATCAGCTTGTACGAAGAGCTGTTCAGCAAGACTATTACGATTGTCGATAAAAAGATGATTATAACGGATAAGTCACAAGAAAAAACTGAAGGAGGTTATGTAGATGGATGGCTGGATGCAAATACTGCTGACAGTTTTTAGCTCAGTTTTAGCGTCTTCTGGGCTGTGGGCTTATATCGCCAAAAGAGCAGAGAAAAAAGACGTAAAGACAGAGATGCTTATAGGACTGGGACATGATCGGATTATGTATCTGGGAATGTCATATATCGACCGGGGGTGGATCACTTCCGATGAATATGAGAATCTTTACGAGTATCTCTACAAGCCGTATGAAAAGATGGGCGGAAACGGCTCCGCCAAGCGTATCATGAACGAGGTAAACAAACTATCTATACACAAGTCACAATACAAGGAGGAAGTAAATCATGAAGATGACTAACAAAACCTATGACACTTTGAAATGGATCGCACAGTATCTCCTTCCGGCTGCCGGCACATTATATTTTGCCCTGGCAGGAATCTGGGGGCTGCCCTGTGGGGAACAGGTAGTGGGCACCATCACTGCGGTGGATACATTCCTGGGTGTGATTCTGGGGATCAGTGCGGCGCAGTATAACAAGGCGGAAGGAAAATGATGAAAGGCTGCCTGTGGATTTTGCTGCTGTATCTGGTTTTCATATCGGTTCTGATAATAGCGCTGGCCATTCTGTTTGAGTACGGAGGGCTGGCGTTTATTGCTTTTGCGCTGATTGCGTCTTGTGCCGTTGGTATGGCAGCAAATTATATTTTGGAAAAGAGGGATAGAGATGAGTTATAGCGTTCAGGGCACTACCATCACCCTCACAAGAGGCGATACTTTTATGGCGCTCGTTTCGATAACACAGTCGGATGGGAGCCAATATCTCCCGGTTGAAGGAGATTCCATACGGTTTGCGATGAAGAAGTCATACGAGGATGGCGAGCCTCTTTTGGTAAAAGACATACCCATTGACACGATGAAGCTGATACTCGAACCAGGAGATACCAAGGCTCTGGATTTTGGGAAGTATGTTTATGACATTCAGCTTACCAAAGTTACCGGGGAAGTGGACACGTTCATCACCAAGGGGAGCATGAAAATAACGGAAGAGGTGGATTGACATGGGGAACATCAACGCATTGGAAACTTTATCCGGCTCCATAGCTGCAGATGTTTCTTTGTCTGGGGTATTGTCATGTGTTGGCGGGCTGTCGGGGAAAGTGTCCGTTACCAAAGAGTATGATATTTACGGTGGGGAGTATAAAATTGTTCCAAAGACATTCGAGGAGCAGGTACTTCCTACCAGCAACCGGGTACTGAAAGAAGATGTCGTTGTGAAAGAAGTTCCGTTTTATGAGACCAGTAATGATTCGGGCGGAATAACTGCATATATCGGAAAGGATGTTGAGAATGGCTTATAACAAAGTAGTTTACGGTGGAAAGACCCCTGATGGATCTCACAGGGGATTCCGTGACACCGGACAAACTTCTCGCCGGTGAGACTGCCCATGACAAATCCGGAGAAGCGATTGCCGGAACCTGTACATTTGATGTGGACTCTACGGATGCGACAGTTACGGCGGCTGAGATTCTGAAAGGAAAAACGGGATACGCCAGAGGCAGCAAGGTCACTGGAACCATGTTGAATCACGGCGCTGTTACGGGAAGCATATCGGGGAAAGACGATTCGTATGTGGTTCCTGTTGGGTATCACGATGGTTCAGGTGTGGTTAAAATCGATGACACGGAGAAAGCAAAACTTGTTCCAAGTAATATCCGGAGCGGGGTTAGTGTCCTTGGAGTCGAGGGAAACATGACCGGAACCGAGGATGTGAATGCCCAGACTAAAACGGTTTCTCCGTCTACCGTCCAGCAGACAATTCTGCCGGATGAGGGGTATAACTATCTGTCTCAGATTGTAGTGGGCGCGATTCCCTATGTGGAAAGTTCTAATTCTGCGGGAGGTACTACGGTAACGATTGCAGGGTGATTGAATGTCAGTAAACAAAATTGTTTACGGAGATAGAACGTTGATTGACCTGACTGGGGATACCGTTACCGAAGAAACCTTACTTAAGGGTTGCCAGGCACATGGGGCGGATGGTACAATAATTATCGGAACTATGTTATCCGGATGTCCTGCCGAGTTTATTGTAGAGGAAGAGGTTGCTGACTCGTCCGGACAGGATATACAGGATGAAACCGGGAGCGTAGTTAAGGGCAAAATCAAGTATTTAAGGGTGTAGAAAAGCTGTTTATTTCGTGAGTATTCCTACATTTCAAAGAAAAACCCTTGAATTTACAGGATTCTGTGTTTCCATTATAGAAACTGCCTAAGTCGGCCAATGAACAAAAATCCTGTATTTTCAAGGGTTTTAGAAGTGGTTGGGAGTGGTAAAAAGCGGTAAAATGTACGTAACTCGTATATTATTCATGCACCACTCCTACATCCATATTCCTACACCAATTACATTCTATTTTAATTTTTCTATTTCTTCTTTGAGCCATTCAAACTCTCTTTTCGTGTACACCTTTTCGGTGATGTCCGAGATTTTATGACCCACCATATATTTGATTGCGTATTCGTCAACACCAGCTTTTTTGGCAGCGGTGACAAAGTGTGTACGTCCGTCATGTGGACGGTGTTCCGGATTAAGATTCAATTCAGTCCGGATTCGGGTAAAACCTTTCTGGTATCGGTTATAGGTGAACATTATATTTTTGCGGTTACTGTCTGGATCGGTACTGTTGAACAGATACTTACTTCCAAGAGCTTCAGCCTCTTTATACTTCCGAAGAACCAAAGGTCGGATTCTTGAATGGATAGGAACAACTCTGTCGGTACCTGCTTCTGTTTTCATACCGCCTTTAAAAGTCCAGTTTTCAAGGTCAATGTTTTCCAGTTCCAACAATCCTAATTCCTGTGGTCTCCATCCAGAATAGCATTGAATGAGGATGGCATCAACATACCGTTTATCATCCACATGTTCCCAAAGCAATGCTATCTCTTCATCCGTAAAAGCGATATGACCTTTCTTGACACTTGTAACTTCTTTGATGACTTCATCCGACAGGTTGAAAGTTCTGGAGTAATTCCGATCTACAAGTTCATATTCCAAAGCATAGTCCAGCATTTGGTTGAACAGGGACTTGATTTTGTTTTTCATGGCAGCGCTGGGATGTTGCTCTTTTCCTTTTACAATCGCTGTCCCCTCTTCCATACAGCCTTTCACATGTCTGGCACGGATATCCATCACTCTCATATCGTATACAGACGTACAATACGCCCAAGCGGCGTCTACTGCTCTTGCACTTGCATCTGACTTCAAGGTCTTAAAATAGCTCTCTGTCCATTTCTCGTATAGTTCCTTTGCCGTGATAGCGGGACCAAGGTCATAAGGATTCTTGTTATATTCCACCAAGGCTGCATAGGCATCATTATATGTTGGAAAATAGGACTCGGGTTTTAACGGTTTACATATTGGACGACCTGTTTCTGTTTTGC